CCAAATTATAAAAAGCGGTATGATTATTATGGCGTTGGTAGGGAACAGGTAGCTTATTCGCTGCCTCGCCATTTTGACCGCATCCTTTTAAGATATATGAGTAAGCTTTAACATATGACCAACGATAACATTGAACACGAAGGCCCGAAGCATCTGTACGCCTGTGCTGTACTCAGCGATCTGATGATCCTGCTAAACAACGCAGCCAAAGAAGGGCTGGATCGGCGCGATGAAGACGGTTTGATTTACGATTGGGCATTCTGGTCCGGCGAGTGCGCGAAGGCGCTAGGCGTAAAGAAAATTTAGCCCAGAAATCGTATGGCCCAAAATTTTGGCCCATAAATCGTATGGGGGGGTGATGCTCCATAAATCGTATGGGGGGGGGTAGGGGTTATTTCCGCCGTTCCCCGTCTGTTCGCCGTTTTCGGCATGGGGTGGCTTGCCAGCGGCAAGGCGCTGCAATCCGTCAATTTTAGGCTTTATATATATGGGGGCCACGGCCAGCGGTTGGGCTTGCGTTTTTTTTTGGCTTGATGTCGTTTTTTTATTGACGCGGCCACTGGCCGTGCTAGGGGTTGCCTATCGGGGCCGAACGGAACCGATTTTATATGTAAGGTGTAACAATATGTTTTATGTAACCGAAATTGATAAGGTCGAATGCCATAACGGCGTTACCGGCTATCAAGTCTATTTAATCCGTGCCAACGGAACGCCGAAACTTATTCAAGGCGATATATTCGCAAGCCGCGCTGCCGCGTCAAAAGTTGCTGCCGATATGTTAGCCGCTGCCGCTGGCCTATTTGAGTCATTGGATGAGCAAGGGGAAGTGGCATGAACCCGCACAAATTAGCCGCAAGCCACGTTGCCTTGCTTTGCCTTTATATAATCGCGGCCCTTGCTTTGGACTATGCCGTTTTTGGGCCGCAACTTTAACTTTTAACAGTAGGAGTAAATGACAAATGACAAATGACCTTAAAGAATATGTCCGTGATACAATCATGCAAGCCGCAATTGACTATAGCGACACCGACACCGCTACGGAAAAGTCAACCCGCGAAGCTTTCACCGATGCAATGCGCGGAACAAATACGGGCTGGTGGAATGACCTCATATATACCGCCCCGATGCTAAAAATGGCATATAAACACCGCCGCGATATAGCTACGGCGTTAAATGATTACCGCGATGCAACCGGAGAAAGCTTTACTAGCCGCGACGGCATAACCGCCGAAACAATCCTGCAATCTTTGCTTTTATTCTCACCAGATGATTTCGATTTTGGCGATGATGATATGGGGGATGCCGTATTGCTTGGCTTGTGTTTCGCCGTTGAATGGTTCGCAAGCGACGTTGCAAGCGAAATGGGGGTCGAAGTATAATGTTTACATATTTACATTTCGGCGGGGCCGCTTGCGGCTATCCAAAAGGCCCGTTTTTAACCGTCAAGGTTGAAGCAAGGGAAAGCCTCTTACCTTGGCAACGGCGGGGCTTGACCTATACGCCCACGGGTTACGGTCCACGGACCCCCTCACCTTACATGATTAAATGGGAAGGGCGCTGGCGGCGCGTTTATATCGCTTGCTACAGTAACGCCGCAACCGCTTACATAGGGCCGTCGCATAAGTGGCTGGCAACCGTTGGGGAGATTGAAACGTGCAACTAACAATACAGACGGACCTTGACCTAACGCCCACGGGCAAACGTTCGGCGCGATATGTGCAATCGCGCAACGGCTTAAGCTTGCGCTGGTATGTGGCGGGGCGGATATACCGCAAGGGCGCAAGCCTTGCACATACGAATGAGTGGCTGGCTAATGCTGGCAAGCCCAACCATTGCCCCCAACCGTGGGCGGCTTTTGAATAAGGATTGATGATATGACAGACAAGGTAACCATTTTACGCAACGGCTGGACAGTGTTTTTCGGCAAGTGCAACGGCTGGTATGAGGTGCTAATGCGAGATGCTAGGGGTGAGGTTCGGGATAAGATACGTTGCGATGATTACCGCAACGCGCTTGCCTATCGCCGCTTGTTCATTGCTACGGCAAGGGGGGTAAAGATATGAACCGTAAAACCGCCCCATATGGCACTTACTGCGACTATCCAAAGATTGATATATACCGCCGCGATACGGGGGCATATATCGCCAGCACAACTTGGGCACGGACATGCAAAGAAGCTTTGCACCAGTATGCCGATACAGACGCTCACAAGTTCAAGGCGCGTTTCGCATGAACGTGAAAGCGTGGCGGGTAGCGCGTAACCTCACCCAAGAAAAGGCCGCCGAACTATTGGCTATATGCCCACGACATTACCAAAGGGTTGAAGCTGGACATAGGCCGCTTACCCCTATGTTGCAAAGATTGTTGGAGTTGAACAAATGAACAATAACCATATGGTATTTTGGGGTGACCTCACCGTTGAACAAGCGCAACAGATCAACGCGCTGGCCTTAGCAATCAAGCAAGGGCAACCAAAGATTGACGCTTACATCAAGCAACAGAACAAGCCTCACCTAGTCGCTAGACGGTGGATAAGGATGCAACTTATTCGACTGTTGAACTAGTCGCTACCACATAACCAAAGCAACTAAGCCCGCCTTGCGCGGGTTTTTTTGTGCCTATCGGATAGCCCTTGCCAGCCCTTGCGCTGGCTTTTGGCGTTTATGTCATAGGGCTATTTTAAGGCCGTTTAAGGCTATATCGTTTCCCTTGGCTATATAGGCGGCAAGGCCTCTCATATTGACGCCCTAGCATAGCCCTATGGCGCTCTATGGCCTATAATATCATGGCACAAAAACTAGGTTCTTCCAGCCAGATGCCCCGTGCGGGTGATTGGAAGCCCAATTTTTCCGCAGAGAAAGTAATTTCCAAACCTATTGTTGAAATTATGTTGCACAGTTTTGTACTAGACAGTCTGTTGCCCTGATGTCACAATGTGGAAATGAACCCATAAGTCCCGTTTCAAACGGAAATTAAAATGATATTTTCAGGTCAATTTAGGAACCATTGTGACAGCATATCAGCGTAAACCCACTACTGGTGGCGTTATAATCGGATCGTCGTATGACGAAGCGCGTACACGCAAGGTAAATGCCGAAGCAGAAATCGCGGAACTGGAACTTGCCAAGATTCGCGGCACTCTGTGCATGACCAACGATGTGGTGGCGGCTTGGGAAAGCGTCCTTCACGCCTGTAAAGCCAAGTTCTTGGCCCTGCCTACAAAAGTCGCTCCAATTTTAGCCACGGAAACAGATGTTGTTGTGGCGAAGGACCATTTGGAGAATGCAATCCGCGAAGCACTGGCAGAACTGTCCAACTACCAGCCCAGCATTGATCCTGTCCGCACTGGATCGGTGTCAGAAGAGGCTCCAGCCGAAACTGCGGTAGTCGAACAGCCCAAACGCAAGGTCGGACGCCCTAAGAAGGGCCGGACGATAGTCGTATGATTGAACAAGCCACCAGAGAAGCAGCACTGGAGCAAATGGCGAAGGCCATGAAGCAGATGACGCCGCCGCCGCGTATGAGTGTGGCGCAGTGGGCTGACCATGAACGGCGATTGGACTCGCAGAGCAGTTCGGAACCAGGTCGATGGGTGACATCAAGGGCTGAGTACCAGCGTGGCATAATGGATGCTTGCTCTGATCCACTGGTCAAAGAAGTTGTAGTGATGTGCGGTGCGCAGCTTGGTAAGTCTGAGATGCTGCTTAACACCATTGGTTACCATATGGCCCACGATCCAGCGCCAATCCTGATGATGCAGCCAACCGTGGATATGGCGCAAAGTTTCAGTAAGGACCGTGTGACGGCGGGTCTTTTACGCTCAACCCCTTGTCTTCGGGACAAGGTCAAAGACAGTAAGGCTAAAGATGCAAACAACACTACGCTTCATAAAGTTTTTCCCGGTGGCGCTCTTTCTCTTGTTGGCGCTAACTCTCCTAGTTCCCTTGCTTCTCGTCCGATTCGTGTTGTTCTTTGCGATGAAGTTGATCGATACCCTCCTTCTGCTGGTGAGGAAGGCGATCCTATATCTCTTGCCAAACGAAGAGCAGCAACATTCTGGAACAGGAAGATCATTCTAGTATCGACGCCAACCAACAAGGGCGGAAGTCGGATTGAATCGGCTTATACGGAAAGCGACCAGCGCAAGTTCATGGTTCCATGCCATGAGTGCGGCCACAAACAGGTCTTGGCGTGGTCGAACGTGACTTGGACTGGCGACAATCCCAGCACTGGGGCGTATCACTGCGCTGAATGTGGGTCGGTCTGGTCCGATACGGATCGGCATAGGGCTGTTCGCAATGGTGAATGGGTTGCCTTTGCGCCGTTTAATGGCGTGGCAGGATTCCATCTGAACGCACTTTACTCGCCTTGGTCAGTCCTATCCGACGCAATCGAAGAGTTTTTGGCGGCGCGGAAGAACCCAATGCGGCTTAAAACCTTTGTAAACACCTTCCTTGGTGAGACATGGGAAGATGCTGGCGAGGGTGTCGATGATTATGCTGTGGCGCAGCGCAAGGAAGATTACGAAGGCATCCCTGATGAGGTTGTGCTGCTGACGGCTGGAGCCGACGTTCAGGATGACCGCGTCGAAGTCGAGATTGTGGGCTGGGGCGCTGGCGAAGAAAGCTGGCAGATCGATTACCATGTGATTTATGGCG